TCCAACATAACCATTTAATGGATATTGAGTATCTCCTATCGTCATTAATGTTGTATTGTCCATCGTAAATCCATATGCTTCTAATGATACTAATGTTTTATTCTTTGCTAGAATAGAAATACCATCTACAGAATATCCAAATGCTATCGCTGTTTCAATTCCAGTATTTATTGATGTTGTAATCTGTAAGTTCGTATCTTCGTATGGACAGGTTATAGTTAAAATGCTATTCATAATAACAAACGTCAATCCATTATCAAACGATAATAATACTTTTTCAGTCGTATCATTAAATGCTACAAATCTTAATACGAACATACCTTCTTGAGAATTTAATGAAATAGGAATATTTAAAGTATTAACAGGAATTGTTTGTTGTGATCCGTTCGTAATAATAAGAGGATGTAAGCCAGGAATAATAGTTTGTTGTAATCCATAGATAATAAATAAAGGAGCATCTGTTCCTAAATATATATCGCTGTCTAATGAAGGAACTGAAATTACACTAACCGAAGAAGTAATATCATTTGTTGATTTATAATCAAATCCTAATTTAATAGAACCATTCGGTAAAAAAGAATAATAGGTTGTAAAGTCGCTACATGTAGAGATGATAGTTTGTTCTTGAAGATCAATATAAAAATAATCAGATACTTTATCTGTTATAAATACTTTTATATATCTATTTGAATTTAATGGATATATCATAAAATTTAAATTCAATATATTTGAAGAAGATAAAGAAAATGGATACGTAAATCCAAACATATTCGTAGAAGAATTATCATTCAATTGATAGTATTTAGATAATGAAGAAATAGAAGATGGTCTTATAGATGTATTTACTAATGATATATTTGATAGATCTTCACTAGATGTATTAATATTTGATAAAGCTCCATAAATAGGATACATCGGATCATTGAATGTATAATCTCCAACTAATCCATTTATATTAGAAAGATTACCATTAATATCAATAGTATTAATTTTCTGAATACTTAAAGAATATGATCCGAGAATAGAATTTATAAATCCATTAAAAGAAAAGACAGGATCTGATGTAGGAGGAATACCAGGCATAAAAGAGTTTATAAGATTAGAGTGTGCATTCTTATCCAGATTATGAAGGGATATCAAGTCTTCAACTTCTGTATTCGTAACAATAACAGAATCAAAAGAAGATTCTCCCATAACACCAAATATCTGTATTTCAAAATCTTTGTAAGTCCCAACATTTCCAGATAATAACCAGGCATTGTAAATAGCTTGCATAACATCAAGATTAATACTCATAGTATCGATATTGTGAGGATTTGAGTTATCCATTAAGTGATTATTGATAATATCTTTTAATGTTGAAATAGTATTCGGATCAAAGTCTTTTTCAATTGTTTTTATTCTATCTACAAGTGCCGACAATGAAAGAGTATCTTTATTTATTTTTACAGTATCATCTCCAGTTGTAATAGAGTCAAACCCTGTTATAGTTCCTTTGACCATTTTTTAAAGATCCTTTCCTCTGTTTCCTAGAAAAATAAATTTATTAAATCATCAGATAAACATCTATTATAAACAAATAATTCAGAAATAGATGTATCTTGAAATTTTATAGCATTTATTATGATGTTTGTTTTTAATGATTTAGATATATACTGAAATGAATTCGAAGTATCTGTATAGTAAATGTTTACAGATGTAGTATTCATACTTAACATAAATTTATTAATACCCATAACAAGAGGTAAAGATTGTGTTTCGGTAAAATCAGGACCATTGACAGTCAATATAAGTACATCTTCTTTTTTCAAGAAAATGATATCCGAATATCCAGCATTTGATATAAAAGTTAATAGATTTTTAGTTGATGTTAATTCATCTATATTAAAAGAAATAGAAATTGTATTTCCTATATCAGAACTAATTTGATTAATAGTAACATTTTCAATAAAATCACTAGGGATATAAGAGTATGCATATGTTGGAATATATTGAGGTATATTTAGATTCTTAAATTGTGTAAAGAGATCTGGATGTGTATCTATATTACTATTATGATCTGATATGTCATTCTTTGTTTCTTTTAAAGTAGCAAATAGATCTTTTGAACTTAAGAAAAACTTTATAAAACTTTGATAAGACATTGGGTATAAAACAGTTTTACAATATGCAGCATATACAACACTCAATATATTGTTTTGGATATAAATAAGTAGAGCAGTATAGTAACTATCAGTTTCACTTAAATTATAAAGATGACTGTAGAACATCGTTAATAGATTATCTATTTCAGTACAATCATAAATACTTTCTAATTGTGTTATCTTTTCATTTAATCTAGACCATGTTTTAAATGATAAAAGTTCTTGTTTTTTAGATCCTAAAATAGATGTAAAATTATGTATAGTATTGGTACTCATACTGATTTCCCTTTCTTTTAAAAAGGATTAGTCATAAAATGACAAAGTAAATAATAGTAAAAAATATATCTTTAAATAAAGTAAAAATACTATAAATTAACTTTAGTTCAGAAAAGGTATAAAAGATATGGTTAGTATCTTTTCATCTGTTTCTATCAAAGAAACTGCATTTACTCCACATTTTAATACTGGTACTCATTATGATAGTGCAACTGGTGTTTTTGTTCCTGGTCATCATGGTGGTATGATTATGAATGGTGGATTAACGTCCACGAATGCTACAGTTGGTCGTGAACAAATGTTTAAATCGACTGAAGCTATTAGTAAAGTTTTATTTACATTGATATTCTATCCAGATACTGATTGTATTATTTATGATACTGAATTTGCTCAGAAGATCCAGAGACTTCTCAAGTTTATTCCTGAAAGTCTTCGTAAAGGTATCGAAGAGCGCATTCGTATTATTAAAACAACTGACTATACTCCTGAAGAAGTCTTTAAACTTATTATTCAAATTGGTAAAATGAAATTAGAACATAAGAAAGATTTTACTGAAGAGTCTCCATTTACTGATATTAAAGGCGAGAAAATTAAAATCTTAAGACCTACTATTGTCGTATTCGATAGTTGGACAAAAATGAATAGCACTAAAGTTGTTGAAAGTTTTGAAAAAGTTGATGTTGGATCTTCTGATCAGAACATGGTATTCATGACAGATGGTAAGATGAAAACATTGATGATGTCACAACTTCCTGTGTTTGCTGTTAAGTACGGATTTATCTTTGTGTTGACTGCGCACATTGGTGATAAAATGGATCTTAATCCATATGCTGCTACACCTAAAGACTTACAGCATATGAAAGGATCTGATAAGATCAAAGGCGTTGGTGCTGATTTTACATTCTTGATTTCTAATCTAAGTGATACTCGTAAAGTTGAGTTATTGTTAGATAGCAATAAAAAATGTTTATATCCGATTAAGAACGGATCTGATGTTGAGCTTAGTGAATTAACAACGATTATTGCTAGAAATAAGAATAACGTTTCTGGTTCTATTTGTCCCTTTGTTGTTTCGCAATATGAAGGCATTCGTACTTCCTTATCATTTTATCATTATCTTAGAAATCATGATTATTATGGTTTAAATGGTAATAAGCAAGATCATGAGCTTTGTATTTATCCTGGTGAAAAACTATCAAGAACGACTATTCGTGTTAAGACTGATAGCGATCCTAAACTTCGTAGAGGATTAGAAATTGTAAGTCAATTTAAGTATATTAAAGATAATTGGAATCTATCTCTATTAGATGTTGATTTTACAATTGATATTAATAAATTTGCAGAAGGTATCTTGGGAAAAGATGGATTGGCTAATGATATATTAGAGTCTCGCGGATTTTGGACTTATGATAAAGAAAATACAACTCCATATTTATCTGTTTATGATATTGTTGCTATTGTTACTGGTAAATATGAGTCTAAGTATTTCAACCTCGGACAAAAGAAGGATAAATAAAATATGGATGCTATGAGTTTGGGTAAGGATTATGTTAGTAGTGAAATTATTAAAACCATTGATCTTATTAAAAGTATTAAAAATAAAGATTTGATGTATCACAGAATTACAAGTTTTCAAGATGTTAATCGTAGAGAAACGAATGAAGTTTTAGGAAATAGTATTAAAAAGTATATGTTTAAAGAAGATGGTACTGTTATTAAGAAAAGACTTTATAATCCAAGCACGACTACTTTTATTCTCGTCGAATTGGTTAATAAGAATAATATTAAAAAGATTTATTATTTTGATACTACTTTGTTCTTTAAGAAAATGGGATTAACATTACAAGATGTTAGTGAAGAGATAGTTCATCTTGAAAGTTTATTAAGTATGATCTCACAAAGGATCATCTAGACAATATAGATAACAGAAGAGAGGCTAAGCCTCTCTTCTGTTGTCATTACACTGTAGACCAGCTTGTACCATCAAATACACAAATAGCACTATCGCCATTATGTCTTAACAAAACACTATCTTGTTCATCGATCTTATTTCCATTACCACAAATTGTTATATTAAAGTACTGTGCTATATTTTTAGTATCTTTAATAAAATATACCGTATTTGTATCTGGAGTAGCAGGAAGATTGATTGTTACATTTTCTGGATTGTCATATCGAATACTGACGATAACAACATTTGATTGATAAATACCTAAGGTATAAACAGATCCTGATGTAAGACACGTAGTATAAACTGGATTTGTTTGTGAATTACCATATGCCAACATAAATGGTTTTATAGTTGCGATAATGTAGTCTTTTAAGTTGATCATGTATTTCTCCTATTTATACCAGTAAGCATTGCTAGACGAACTATTACCAGAATCAAATGCATTTATATACCATACATCATTATACCCAAGAAGACTCATTTTATTGTTTTTTGCTAATACATATGTAGTATTATCATTGATAGAAAATGTATTGGTTGGTGCACAATTCAAGACAATAGCATCTGTAGTCATATTTAAAAATTCAATATTGAAGTAATTTGTTAGTGAACTTATATCTGGTAGAACAATAAATTTAGTACCATTTAAAAGACATCTAGAATTATTGTTTGTATTGTCTACTTCTAATATCGGTATTGTTACTTCATCAACAACGAGCGATTGAGGAGCCCATAATGCAGTCTGAGCATCTCCAGATTGTATACATGTCCAAAATATACCACTATTTTTATCATAACAAATATCTGGAGGAGATCCATTAAACGATACTTCTCCAGCTAAAATACCATTAGGGTTTTTAGGTACTAAAAAACAAGTTACAGCAGATAGATCGCTTGACATGAATTATGTATTCCCCTGATCTATAGTTGTATTAATAGCATCAAATGGCGCCATCAAATCTAACGTAACTAATTCATCAAAGTTGTTATTATTACATAATGTTTCTATCTGATTTGAAAGATCAAATTGTGTTTTATAAATTGTTTGAATACACTGATTAATGAATGTGGTAATTGATGTTATATCTGAAACTTCTAGTGCTATACGACCACACCAATAGATGGGAGAAGCGATAGTACCATTTGTTAATTGAGATAATAGAGAATTCAAATCGTTATTTAGAATACTAATATTAACACCGTTATAAATAACAGATTTACTAAGTGCAGTATCTCTGTTTGCTTTAGCGATATTTGATAATGTAGTTAATAGTTCAGTATAAGCTTTAGGTGTTGCCGTATATGTGATATCTGGACCATTTCTGTTTTCAACAACATCGTAATACGTAATATCAGGAAGAGTATCATGATAGTTAATATCAACAAATCCATTTAATGTTCTAAAATCAGGATTGGATATCATAGATCCATGATACTGAAATCCATTTAACGTAAAGAATGCGCCATCACTAAAGTATTCATTTAAAACAGGGTGATAATATTTTTCGGTATCTAAGAAACCTGTTGTCTGACTTGTCATCTTTAGTTTTCCTTGTATGTGTTTGCTTTATTAAAACTATTTAGTGAGACCTAAAATAAGCCCAGTTCCTGTTATGGTAGCATAACTTATGCCCACAATACAATTACCGGCAGCACCGCCACCAGATCCAGAATTTCCAAGACCGTCGTCAGTACCACGAGATCCAGCCTGACCGAAATCGCTCCATCCGCCAGCTAAGACGCTTCCGCCTGCCGGCGTTGCTGAAGGCGAGCCGACATTTCCGACAAGACTTCGGGATGAGCCAGGATGTAGTGGTGCACGGCGGCATCGAAGCCGTATTTGCCCAGCACCAGGCCCATCGATGCCGCTGCAATAAGGTGAAAACGTGATTTCATTTCAAATTTCTCCTACTGCGTCGGGCCAAGGATCGTGCCCTTAGCTATCCAAGTCACATTTGAAATGCCGGTGATCGCATAACCGGGCGGGCCACCGTTCCCGCCGCCGTTGTATGATCCGACAGACCCGTTTTGGCCGTACGCACCGGGGGCTCCCCCAGCACCACTGGAACCAGCACCAGAGGTGCCGCCGCCCTGAGCGCCGCCACCTACCGACAGGGTTCCTGAATTGCCGGCGCCGTTATATCCGTTTGACGGACTCCATCCGGGAACTGCCCCTGCGCCGCCGCCACCGTTGCCGCCCCAGCCATAAGTCGTGTATTCACATCCGCCACCGCCACCACCACCACCGCCACTCTGGATCGTGCCTAAATTTGTGATTGTGATTTTCTGCAAGGTGGAAATGGCAGGGCCACCGCTGCCACCGCTACCGCCACCGCCATCACCACCACCGCCACCGCCGCCCTGGCCGCCGGCACCTACAATATAAGCACCAACCATTACATTAAGAGAAATATTAGAACTAGCAGGAAAACTATTGATAGTTAGTGCATACGTACTTGTTGATATCGATCCGATAATTGCAGATGAAGCAATATTTAATTTGACATTAATAGGATTTTTACCATTCCAACCAT